ACTTCTCCGCCATTTCTTTCGTAGATATATGTAGCCCCAGGTTTTAATGTTCCCATATTACCAACACTTAGAATAATCAACTAGTTCGCTTTGTCTACTTACTTCTTTGACAAAATAAGCACATAGTGGTTTTTCACCGCCATATAAAGGTGTACATAACAACTGGCCTGGTTTCATTTTAGGGAAATACCATTTAACATCTTGGTAAACATCTATGATGTCGATATCTAGAAATTCTGGTCTAAAACCACTAATAGGATTAAAACAAAATGTTCTAAATCCCCTATCGTTAAGGCTCGTTAACGGTAGTATCTCCATGTCGGGTCCCTCGGGATCTCCTACTATGGTACACCAATCTAGTGGCATTGTAATTTCATGAGGACCTACTTGCAATACAACAGCAGGCCCCGTAAAACTTTCTAAGAAAATTAGCGGGATGAAAAAATGATCAGGATTACTACTGTCACTATTATCAAGCACAGAGAATCTTAAATCATCATCAATTTCATCTGGTAGTTCGTTCAAATAGAACGTTTTATTTTCAAGTGTTAATATTTGCATTATTGGTATTTTACTTTCTCAATCGTGAACGGATACTTGGCTTCCTTATAGAATTTTTTACGCTCTGTAAGATGCCTCTTCGCGTACTTTGTAGCCGCGGTGATGTCCCATATTTGGACGAAGTCCTTGTCTTCTGCTTTTCTAATGCCTCGCCCAATGCTTTGTATGACACGGACAAAACTTTTTCCGGGTTCCAAAAGAACCAGATTAAAAATACGAGGGATATTAATACCCACAGCGGCCACACCGTAAGTCGCCACAATAATCTTGTTATCAGCAATTGCCACTTCATTGTATTCCTCTTTTCTGTCTTTGGTTTTTACTCTGCCACTAATAAACACACAGTCAGGTAATTTCTCTGTTAGAAACTCACCACTTTCAATCCTGTCAACTAGTACCAGTGTATTTCCTGACTCAGAAATACCTCGAATTAGATTTGCCACGTATGACATTCTATCTGTGTCTGTAACAAGATATTTTAATTCTTCAGCGTAACTTTTAAATTCTTTCCATTCGCCGGTTTGTATAACCTGAACATGGCAATCACTAAGCACACCTTTTTCTTGTAATTCATGTGCGGCTACTCTATGAACAACTTCACCGAGGCTGGCCCTGATGCCTTGAAATTCGTGATCTGCTTTTGGTACTGTTCCAGTCAATCCCCAGCGAATAGGAGCGTTGGCTAAGTTGTGTGTTAACAGTTTCTTTAACACATCGGCCTTGGCCATATGTACCTCGTCAACCATAACACAATTTACACCATCTAGTAATTCAGCCAATGTTAAGGCCTCGTTTTCTTCACCAAAATTTAGTGATTTTTTGTCAAGAATGTTCAGGCTTTGCCAAGTACAGATAGTGTGTGTTTTATTAAGATCTTTTCGGTCGCCGTAATAAACTCCGACGTCAAGGCCAACGTTAATAAAATCTTCCTCTGTTTGTTCGACAAGCGATTTGTTAGGGACAATAGTGACTGTTCGACCATATTTTTCACAAATTTTTGCCAAAGTTGCAGTTGTAATAGTTTTGCCAAAGCCTGTAGCAATTTCTTGAATACATTGCGGATTCTCTAAAAACTTATTAATAACATCAACTTGGTCATCTCGCAAGCGAATAGGTTGTCCTGCAAATCTATGTCCTGCCGGCCAGCAGTTTTCACCCCAAAAATCCTCAGAAATTTGACCAAATTGTAAATTTGTAGGTCTACGCAGATCTTCAAGTTCTATAGAAAAATTCTTTTCTTCTAGGTATTCTAAAACTTGAGGCAACATACTGAGGTATGTGGTACCTCCGAGACCAAAGAAACTAACAGTACCGTCCCAACGACCTAATTTATAGGCAGGACGATACCTCGCAGTGGGGTCTTCGTACTTAAATTTACGAACCAATGCTTTGCGTGTATCAAGATCTAAATTTTCTATCTTGATATTGACTTCATCTTTAATAACTATCTTACAGGAAGGCAAAGTTTATATTCCTTTGATCTTTCTTCTTTGAGAAAAATACCAAATTTTCGTGTTTTCCCACAAAATCTTTCATCGAGTAATGCACATTGCTAAAACCCATGTTCAGTACACAATGAAATTTAATTTTAGATTTTAACACAGGCTTAGGCAATTTACTAGACACAAATACAACTTTTGTTTTTTCAGTAATGGGATTGTTCAAATTGTTATTTTTGACAAATTTGTTGAAAATTTCATGAGTGTCCGTAGGAAGCCTGAACATAACACTCATCTGGTCATCTTCGACACCCATTTCTTTAAAAAATGTATGAGACTGCACAGTAGTATCATACTCACTGCCGCCAGGAATTACTACTAGGCATGGACTAAGTTTTTTTACAATGGTCTCTAAGGCAGAAATTTCAGTTTTTTCGCTATCAACATGGAAATTTTCGCCTGGATCAGTTTTTAGGAAGTTTCGAGTAACATCATCCAATTCATCACTATCGATAAAATTAGATATAGTATTATCCCATGTACAGATACCGCGCTTTCTTGCCTCAAAAATTGAATTTAGAAGGTCTTTTGATTCAAAAATTGGCAAATTTTTGTCAGAATTGACAATTTTTGGCGTCATATTTTCTACGACTAGCATTGGTACATACTTGTGTATGTTTTCTATAATTTCTGCAACCTGTTTGCAGTAACTTTGAAATTCTTCATCCATTTCAAAGTTCTCTTTTTCAGCAAGATCCTTCAAAAATAGGACATTATTTTCAGTTAGTGAAAAAATCCATGATTTTTTGTCCTTGTCCCACATGGCGTGGCCTAGGTCGTCCTTACTTTTTCTGATTTGATTAACAACTTCCTCATTATAAGGAAAGACTGCCTGGAGTGCTTTACCAAATGTAGAATGGTTCACTACTGTGATGGTCTTTTTATTGCTAATTTGCCTAATAGGGATCCTGAATACAGGACTAGTGATAAAAGGTGACACATCTTTTTGTAAAAATGAACTTAGAGCAACAACATGCCTGTTCAAAATCTTCAAGGCAAGGGAACTTTGCTTTTCTGTGAACCCATTGCCTCGGGCAATTTGATCATAAAAACTATAAACCAGTTTTTCATCCCAAGAATTCAGAGGAATCCTTGACATAGAAAGGGAAATAATCAAATCTTCGATATTCATAGCAATATTATACACTCATAGAGTGATATCTTCAAGCCCTGCGACTCTCAATTTTATGATATTTGTGATTTGCCATTGTTTTTGGTCAAGTCCTTTGATTATTCCTAACCATTGGTTACGCAACATGGCGAATTCGTTGATAATTTTTTCCATATCAACCACATCTGCTTCGCCCTCGACGTATTTTTCACAATCTCGGCTGCTCAATGCACGTTGATAGTTTTCCAAGTACTTTTTAAACGCTTTGGATTTGATTCTTCTCAACTCGATGTTGAGATATTCTAATATAGCCTCAATCTCTTGCAATTGATTGAATCGATGTTCTACAATACCAGGAAGCAAGGAAGAGGCCTTCTCCACGTTTCCGCGGATTTTGACCTCTGTCTTTGCTGACTCTAGTTCTAGATAAAAATGATCCAAGCAATCTGGGAGGTGTGCTATGTCTTTTGAGACTTTAGCATACCAAGACATAGATCACTCCTCATCTTCGTTGTAATCCCAATCATCCTCGTCAAATTCTTCCTCTTCTTCTTCCTCTCCAACAACCAATTCAATGGCTTCATCGAGGTGAGAGTCGTAACCTACGAGTCCCTTAAGGACGCTGATATCAACATCCTTGCCAGTTAAGAAATCAACAAAGTGATTTGCGGCAGTCTCTTTGTTTTTGTCAGAAATGTATTCTTTAAAAACATCCCAAATTTCAATAATTAGATCTTCTTCCATTATGCTTCCTCTGATTCAACGGGTTCTTCTGTTGTTGTAAGTGAACTAACAGATGATTCATCCCATTGCTTCATAATTAGCATGAGTTTGTCTTCTGTCCAGTTCTTACGGAACTCGGCAACAATTTCACCAGATTCCTTATCTGTGTAAGCAAGTTTATTGCCTACTTTAGATAATACACCCATCTTCTCAAACAAGTCAACGAGTCCGGAAGTAGGAGCCATACCAGTCGAGTAAGGAATTTTTACCTGTACCGATTCAAAAGGCTTAGCATATCGTGTTTTCATAACCTTACAGGCTGAACGAATACCGAGAACATCACTTACTTTGTTACCATCTTCGTCCTCTTTAAGTTTAAGTTTCTTCATAGCAACAACAATACTGGAAGCATAGATAAAGCCTTGACCACCTGAGATTTTATCATCGGGATCAAACATATCCTGGCTTGCGTATGTGTGGTTAGTTGCTACTAGACCAACATTATAAGAACCAAACATGTTAACACAGTTACGAACAAGCGATGTAAGTGCTTTAGGCTTACGACCCATGTCACCTTTCATCTCACCTGCTTCAAACTGATTAACATCAGTGGGGGTGAGCAACATGCCTAGCGAGTCGATTACAAACAAAACCTTTGGACGATCGTCTTCTGGCATTGATTTGTACTCTTTCATAAACTCACTAATAGTTTTAGCAACATCATCGATCATTGCCATGTTAAGTTTAAGAAGTTTCCCTTCACTAGTGTCTACACCCAAAGCGTGTAACCATGTTTCATCGAGAGCGTTCTCGCTATCAACTAGAATAACATAAATGCCTTGTTCTTGTGCATGACGGATGATGTTTCCGGAGCAGATATAACTTTTACCTGCACCAGATTCACCTGCAAACACAGTTACCTTACCAAGGGGAACCCCTTTAAAGAAGTCCCCACTGATAAGATAATTCAGGGCATAGTTACCTGTTGACACCCAATCTGTTGGATCGTTAAATCCAACACCCAGACCGTCAATACTTTTGGTCAGAGTTTTGCGAAACTTTGAAATATCAAAGGCTTTTCCCATTTTATTCGTCCCTTTCTAACTCAGTTGCTTCCTGCACAAGTGCGGCAAGTTGGGCTAGTTCATTGACCATAATTTTTACAGTCTTATAGTCGCCGCCTTTATCGCGGCCACTGATTTCAAACATAAACCCGTTGTCATACATGTTAACAGTGAATGATTCATTTACCTTGGCGAGTTTATCGCCAATCTTATTGATTGATTTCTTAGCCATAATAGTCTCCTATTATTGCTTTTGACGGTTACGAATCATTGCAATGATGTCTGCGGCACGACTACCTGCGTCACCAGATGCGGCAGGAGCGGCTGCTGGAGTTGCGGCAGGTGCCGCTTGTTCAAAAGGGGGATCTTCATCCTCAGTAGATGCTTGCGGAGCAGGAGCCGCCTTTGGGGCCGCTGGAGTTGTAGAACCAGTTGCCGAACCACTACCGCCCATACCAGCCGGCTTGTAGTATTGACCCCAACGTTCCATATCAAATGCTTCACCATCTACAGATGCTTCGAACATTTCTTTGATAACCTTAAGTTCAACATCAGTTGGCTTCTTGGGCAAGAAGTCCTTAAGATTGAACAAACCATATTGTTGGATTGCGGCGTTTTCTGCTTCGCTCAAAGCACGTTCACGACGAGCCCAGTTAGAAGTAGAATAGTCAGCATAACCACCCTTGCTAGTCTTTGTGATTTTGAAATCAAGACCGCGAACAAAGTCAGTTGGCAGTTCTTCAATCTCACTATCCATCAGTGCATTTTTAACAATGTTAAAAATTTGGCTACCAATGATAAAGCGACGGATTGGATTTTCTGGTTGCTTATCTTCTTGTAGTTTGCTATCAACAACAAAACCTTGGAATAGGTAAGACTTTTTCTTCCAATACTTACGACCCATGTCTTCCAGGCTCTTATCCTTGAACCAAGGACGTACCTCTGTAAGAATAGGACAAGTTTCACCCCACATTTCCATGCAAGGAACTTGAACCTGAGTTGGCTTGCTGTTAGTTTCGCCTTTAATTCCGGCAAAAGGCAATTTAATCATTGCACGTTCAATCCAGAAGAAAGTGTTGTTTGGATCACCGTCAGGAAGGAAACGTACTGTTGCGTTAGTACCTTCTGCGATATTCCAATGGGGGTAAATTGCGTTGTCTCCGCCGGATGCGCTACCGCCGTTGTTTTGAGATGCTTGTTGAAGTTTTGCGCGAATTTCTGCTAAAGTTGCCATAATGTTTTTCCTTAATGTTTAATTTTATGTGCCATTTCTTTAAAGCCCACTGACTAAAAAGAAAAAGTGCATAACGTTATGTTACGCACTTTTATTTATCTTCGCAACCTATATGGCTGCAATAATATGGTTTATTTTGCCAAACCGGCTAGTTTTAAAATACTTTCCATTTCGGAAGATTCTTTTGGTCTGTTGGCCGACTGGGCGCTGTCGCCAGATGCGGCTTTACGTTGGTATGCAGGAATGTTTACCGGATTTTTTGGATCTAGGTCTTTTAAACGATCCTCAATACCTTCTTCTGCACCCATAATGTTATTACCTGGATGCCCGCCAACATCACCGATACTTTCTACTTTACCTTTGATGTTCTGTAGAAGTTCTTTTAGTCTGGCTAGTCCATCGTCACCAACATGGCCGTGTTTATTTTGCCATTCCATAGTAAGTTTTTCAATAAACTTGCCTGCAATCTGTTCTGCAAATGCGCCTGCTTTATCTCCAAACTTTTCTGCAATTTGTTTTTTACAATCTAGTGTAATATTCTCGGCACCACGGAATGGTCCAACATCGGGATTGTCTGCGTTATAGAAACTTTTAACAATCTTAGCAACCTCTTTAACAATACCTTCACGACTCATTGTAGGTTCACGGCCTTTCATTTCCTCGTTCTCTGTTGTAGGTTGTTCTTCCGGAGGAGTAGCAGGCGCGGCGCCCGCTTCAGGTGGTGCTTCAGCGGGTGGTGCACCTACCTCTGGAGGTGCTTCTGCCGGAGGCTGTTCTGGCTCACCGCTCACACCCAATGCTACTAATAATTCTGGATAATTTTCATTAGCCCATGCTTTAAATGCATCGAAAGGATCGCTGTCTGGACTGACTTCGGCGGCAGCATCAATTTTCTTTTTAAGATCAGGATCGTCGATACCTAATCCGCTAAAGAATTGCCAAGCGGTTTGTCCGTCAGGTCCTAATTCTAATTCAGGACCTTCAGGACCTTGTGGTAATTGTGCTAGAGCCTGTTTTAGTTCTGCAATTTCGTCGTCTGTTAATTTGCCTTGTTCGACTGCTTCTGCCCATGTTTCAAATTGGTTAAATGCATCTTCTTTCATTTCGTCATCACACTCACAAGGATCGCAATGACATTTTTCACATTCTTCGTGTTTATCTTCGCCTACAAAATCTTCAAGGTCTACCTTATTTGCTTCACTCATAATTCTGTGTAGCAATGGAAAGTAACCTGTTAGTTCTTCTTGGAAACTTGTTTGTGTAAATGCCTGTTTGTATTGTTCCATGGTTACAGGATCTAATTCCATAATGTCATCACCTGCACCGTCGCCACTGAATTCTGCCATCCATGTTTCGTAATGGTGGCGTTTGCCTAATGCTTCCATTTGCGCTTTTAGTTCTTGTAATCGGCCTACGGCCTTCTCGGTAATACCTGTTGCATCATCATGCAAAGTGGAGCGACTTATTTTACGTTGAAATTCTTGAAGTTGAGCAATTTGCTCGCTCATTTTAATAATTGCCTTGCCTGCAGGATCATGGGGAACTCCACCGTGGTCAACGTGTTGTGCCATAGCAAATGCGCCTGCTGGGTGAATGAACGGATATTTAAAACGCTCACCATCTCTATTTTGAATAAAAATTGCCTTGATGTTTTTGCGCTGGCTACGAGCACCGGAATACATTTCATCAACTGCTTTTGCGTGACGAACAATTACTTCTGTTTGTCCCTTAACTGCGCGACTAGTTTTTTTAGTGCTCTTGTGATTCCACATGGATTCGTTCATTTTTTCTGGCATTTCTGGTTCCTTAGGAGCCTGTGTAGCGGCTAAGTGTTGAAAATCGTTTTTGTCTAAGTTTGTTTTTGCGATGTCACGAGTATCAAAACGCAACAGTCTACGCATTGCAAAAAAACGCATTTCTTTTAAAAATTTGTACCATGCTTTCTTAGCAGGGTCGTCTTGATTTTCTGTAATTCCTTGGCTGTAATAAACTTTTAGGCTACCGGCATTATTAAGACTTATACTAACTCGACCTAAGTTATTACCTTCAATAACAAAGTCAAAATCAAAGAATCTTGCTTGTGCAGGGTCAATAGTTACTGCGCCTGTTTCATCGCCCATCTCTAAATTACCGAAACGGCTACGTACTTTGTCGAACAGGTCTTGGCTGATTATTTGAATTGCTTTCATATGCTTATTTAGTTAAAATGAACTAACGTACACGGGCATAGGCATTACCCATTCATCATCGCGTTCTTCACGCATTTTATCGTAAACTGCGGGGTCCCAATCTTGTAGTACCATGGCCATACGCACAGCCAGCAACATTGCACTAACTAGGTCGTCGTGTTGCCCTACTTTTGCTTCAAAACTCAACCCTTTTGCAATATATGCCTTTAATTCAGAAATTAAGGCTTTAGAATTTAACTTCATTCTATTGCTTTCTATTAGGTGTTTTAATTTAGCGCAAACACTGATCTTAGCGGCGTGGGTTGTATAAAACCCTTTACGATAGCGCCTTACATGCCCTTTACGAATAGGTTCGCTAAGGAATAAACCTGGAATTGATGCTTCGTCGATCTCGTTGATCGATACCAAGGCTGCTTCGCCTACACTATTATTTTCTACGCTATAATAGATGCTTGCGGCAGCACCTCTCTTAGAACACTCGTCGTTAATATATTGACAAATGTCTCTTAATATTCTAACCTGCCCCTGGATAGGTGTTAAATTGTGATGCCATTCTCCTACCTGATCAAAACTAGGAATTTCTAAAATTTGTATACCTGCAGGATCACCTCCTGTACCGAGGCTAGGATCTAATGCTACTACATAGGTATTCTTAGGGTTAATTTTCTTATACCAACGGCACTGACCCATTTTCATAATAGGCTCAGTTCCTTCTAAGTCTGCAAGTTTAAGACTACTGATTAAAGTCTCGTCGAATACTAAGAATTCGCACTCGTGTTCTCGGCGGAATCGTTCATCCCCTACACGACTGCGTTCTTCATTGGCCCACGCTTCATCTCTTTCTGGATGTTGGCTCCATACTGCCATGAATGGGTAAAAACCATTCTTACCTAGTTCTGTACTATTACCAAATTCGTCTAGGCGCTTGTTGGCTTCTTTCCAAATTAAGGCAAACTGGTCCTCGTCGCTGTTTGGAGTAGAAGTAATAATGGCCTTACCACCTGTTGCCAGTGTAGGCGAAATAGAAGTCCAAAATTCTGTAGCAATATTAGGTTCAACGAATGCAAACTCGTCTAGATATAATAGTGATATAGACATACCACGACCTGTTGTTTCGGTTGTGGTCTGCGCTACAATACGACTTCCATTTTCAAATTCAATACTTTGTTTGTTATAACTGACAGCACCTGCTCTAATTATATCAGGACACATTTCATATGCATAACGCAGGCGTTGCATAATTTCCTGAGCACCTGTGTATTTGTGCGCGGCAATAAGGATAGTGCTGTTAGGAACAAACATCGCATACCATAGCAAGAATCCAACCGCAGTGGTGGTCTTACCCATTTGTCGACCTAGCATGTTTACACTAAATCTATGACCGTTATAACTGGATAATAATTCTCGTTGATAATCAAACGCGGAATATTGAATTTTACCTTTAGTCGGATGTTGAATATAGAAAAAATTATCAAGGAAGAACTCTGCGCCAGTTATCGGGTCCTGGCATTTTAATAAATTCTCAATGTCTTGCTCGGTAAAACGTTGCGTGGTATGAGGATTTTTTACTAATTTTCCGTCTAGATTTTTTGATCCCATGACTTTATTTAATGAAAAAAATAGCCCCCGAAGGGGCTATTTTGGTTAACTAAAGATTACTTTAAACCTGCAAGTTTTAAAATATCCATTGCGCTTTCGCCAACTTCTTTTTCTTTAGCGGCTTTTTTCATTGGCTCTTTTTTGTCGCCATCTTTGTCCATATCTAAGAAGTCTGGCTTGCTACCTTCTTCTACATCTTCATCTTCTGTTTCTCCAATGAAATTTTTGTATTCTTTCATTAGTGATTCAAATGTTGCAGTTGGTAGATTGCTTTGACGCTTTTCGCCTTGACTATCGTTTCCAGAGCCTGGCTGATTTTCTTGATGTGCATATTGGTTTGCATCAGCAGGGGGAGCATCTGTAGGATCGTTAGGCATGCTGTCTACAGTCTCATCTGCTTTTTCTCTTTCATCGTTGCCTTCGTCATCTCCACCTTGGAAAGGACCTAATTCTTTTTCGCTGTCGTCGCCGCCTTCAGCATCGTCCATCTCTGGATTTAATTTGTCTAAAACAGAACGCATATCGTCAGCACCGCTCATAGGTTCAGCAGACATTGGACCAACGGATACTACAGGGTCTGTGGTAACCATTGCAGAACCGTGCGGCTCATGACCTAAGTCATCTGCTCCTACTGCCTTCATACCTGCTAGCGTAAGAATTTGAGACATCATGTCAGCAACTTCCATTCCAGTTGCGGCAGATGCGTTGATGCTAAAATTTGCAGGAACAGCAGGCTTATCCATTCCCATAGGAGACATGCCGCTCATAATTCCCATAGGTCCGCATTCTTGTACAGATGCGTTTTCTTTTACCACTTGTGGATTTTTAGCATCTAGTTCTGCTAGACGTTTCATTACATCGATCATTTGCATAATTATTTCCTTAGGTCCTGTGCCTGAAACTTTAATAGACTTTCTTGTTTGTCTGTAGTGTCAGTATTAAATTTTGCGGCACCTTCTGTAGGAATTTGTTCTCCACGTGCCTTACGCTCTAGTTTTAATAGATCGTTTAATTCTTTAACAAATCCGCTATTATATTTGTCGCCATAAAAATCTTCAAACTGAGCATTTGGCGCTTCTTTATAATCTGGATCGTTTAATAGAGCACCTTCACGCTTTGGTTCTTCGTGCTGATATTCTTCACTAGGTTCGCCTGGACGGCGAACAACTAACCGTTGTTTGCTTACTTCTAATCCAGATGATAGGTATTCTGTAAGTTCTTGTTGTGTAGTAGGATAATCTAATGTTACTTCATAGATACAAACTTCACAATTTTTAACTTGTGGAAAATCTAATGGAAGTGCTTGAATTGGTGTTGTTCCTACTTTCTTAAAAGCGTCAACTTTAAAACGCTCAAGCATGTTCTTTAGTTTAGCCTCTTGTTCAGTGGTAAAGTCGCCCGCAACTTTAACACGAAATTCGTATTTCTTTTGCTGAGTGCTTTCTTGAAGGTATTCTTTGAAGTTTTTCATAGTGTATTATTTATTCAAATTCTTTAGTTTTTCTAAGATGCTGTTGCGGTCTGTTAAGATATAACCCTCGCCCTCTATAGCATTTCCGTCGTCTTTGCCGTTCTTTTTATCTATGGCTAACTTTTTTAACTGTAAATCTACCATCTTTAGTTTCTTATCAATTTTATTTGTTTTAGCAACAATTGCCGCATTCATCATTTGTGCGGCAACTTCAAACATTCTAGCACCGTAACGTGCTTCGACATTCATGCCTAGATCCATTAAGTCATCGTAGGCTTTTTCTGCTTTGCTTGCTAGTTCATCTAATTCAGCGTCACTAATGTCACCAAGACCTTTAACTCTAGGTAGTGCGGCAGCAATCTTATCAAATTCTTCTAAACGTTCTTCTAGATTAATAACTGCCTGTTCCTGGCCAGGTTGTTCCGGCTCAGGTGTTATCAACGGTTCCTCAGAAGGAGAAATGTTTAGTATTTCTTCAAGTTTCTTAGTCATACCTTTACTTATTTCTTTTTTCCAGGATTGTGAAAAATATCGTTTTCGTTTATGATTCTAAACTTTATACCTTGGTTCCTGCACCACGAATTTGCGGCTTCCCACTTGGCCATATTTTTTATATATTGTGCTTGATTGTAGGGATTTTTACCAACTTTTTCTAGTATCTGCTGATTTGCAGGTTTTATTTCTACTATCTCTGCATGTTTCTTTTGATTGCGGTCAACATACGAAATAAAAAAATCAGGTACGTATACAGTTTGTTTTCCTGTTAAAGGATCTCTGTAAGGTATTTTAACAGGCTCACTGGCCCATTGTTGTATAGCAGGATTGTTATCGCAAAATAACATAAAAGTGTGTTCCCATCCACTGCGATACACGGGGTCTTTAGTACCTGCATATTTTTCAGGGTTTTTGACTTTGTAAACACCCTTGGCAAACTTTAAACTCATGTCACTATGTTTCTGGCTACAGGTTCAAAGGGGTTAAAACCGGTAGATTGTCCTAGGTAACTGGTCTTAAATCTGTTGAAGTTAATAATATCTCCAACTACGCCACTAAGTTCTGCACCTTGGATTGATCGCATTGTATCTAACACATCCATAGGATTGTATCCGTCAATCTTTGCTTGCTTCATGATGGTTACTGAAATTGTTTCAGCGGAAGATTTATCAAATCCTTTTGATTCAAAAAAACCTCTCATCAAAGAATATGTACTTGCATCAATTTCAATTGGTGCATCATAATATTTGTCAAATGCCTGTAATGTTGCATTACTAGACGTAGGTGCGGGTAGATTATTATAGGTAGTCATTATTTCTTAAGAACCAGTCTTAAAGGTCCTGCGTTTATAACTGCTCTGCCATGCAGGCCGCCACGGCCATACCATAGATTTAAACCAGCAATACTAAAACCTCCAGGTCTTTGCCCGGAGCGTAGACCTTCGGAAGCAGAGCCGAGTGGTCTCGGACTTGCATAAACAGGTATTGGTTGTGCTCTGGCAGGAGAGGCTGAACCAATTGGTCTTGGGCTTGCATAAGGAGGTGCAGCCTGTGCTCTAGCCTTATTCAACTGGCTGTTTGAAAAAGGAGATGTAGGACTTGTAAATGTAGGAACAGGTTTAGGTGACGGCTCCCATTTTTGAATTATCTCTTGCTGTGCTACCTGTTGGTCAACATTGGTTCCAACTTGTAATGCTCCCGGGGCATTGTCATAATATTGCGAAGCAAACTTTCCAGGAGAACTGCCCTTAACAATCTTGCCAGTATAATAAAAAACATTTTCATAGGCCAGCGACATTTTATTTTGTAAAATCTTGTTGCCGGTTGCTTGATCTAATTGGTCATGCTCCCATGAAGTTATCATTGGGTTAACTAATCTTATTTGATTAAAACTTCCGCCATGTAACACATAGATATCAATACTAGAAAAGAAGTAAGGTTCGCTTTGGTAGTTATTAAGTCCGTAATAATTATTTCCTGGAGAATACTTTGAGTCAGTATAGGCCGGCGGATTTTTTGATACATCGCCGTAGTTACTATCTACATAATAATACTTGTAATAATTTTTCCAAAGACTAGTAGTAATTTCGCTGTTGTCGTCATGGAACTCTACAGACACGGGTTCATAAGTAAGTTTAGTTTGTATATTTGTTTTTCTATTATATTGATTTATAGTTTCTGTTGAAATTTTAAATCTTGGCATATCTATTTTTTTAACCAGCATACCAAGATCGTATGGACCGTTGGACTGTAACCATCTTTGGTCGAGTACAACCCAAGGATAAATGTTAAACTCAACAAAATATAAAAAACCAAACTTAGGGGCTCTTGCAAAATTGCTATCTACATAGAGGCCCGTGGCATGTGCATAACTTTTAAAGTTAAGCCCCCTGCCATCATTACTTAAAAAATTATTAAATGCTGATCCCATACGTTTATTTATTCCACAAAAAAAGCCCAGATAATCTGGGCTTCTTCATGGAGTTACTTTGATTAACTACCGATTGCGGTTGTACCTACGGTACGACCGATTGGTAAGCCTAATCCAACTAGTCCACCGTTAATACCAACGGTCTGTAGTGCGTTGTCATAGGTAATTGTTAATTCAATTCCGATAGGATCGCTCTTAGAGTAATCACCACCATCATAGGATACTGCTTTGACGTAACATCCTTGTAATTCAAATGTTTCTAGCGGGATTGGTGTGTAAGCACCGTTACCACCATCTAACAATTCGATGTAGGTTGTAAACTTATAGTCTAGACCGGATGCGGCGCTGGCCTGCTCAAAGAAGTCAAACTGTTTCTGCATCTGTTCACCAACTTTGTTAGTTACAAGGTTAGTCATATCATCACGTAATTTCAACTTGATGTCATCCCACTTAGGTTTTCCTAGTAACTTAACTGTGCTGTTGTAGACGTCTAACTTAACTTCTTCAAAACTTGGCTTTGGACGATCTACAGTCATAACCTGTTTTGTTAATTCAGTTGCTGGTTGACCACCAACACCAAAGTTAACTAGAGTAACGCGGAAGCGATACTGTAGTTTTGGCATCAGTAGACCTTGGCTTGCGGAACTTTGGTCTACATCTAGTGGAACTGAAAATCTTGATAAACTTGCGATTGGCATTTAATGCTCCTTATGTCGAACTGGCTGCGATTTCACCAGTATTCAATATACGTAGTGGGATGTAGATAAATTCCACAGCCTTGACTGGCTCGATAGCAATATCGACCCAAAGTTCGCTACGGTCAATTCTTGCTGGGGTATTGTTTGTACTATCGCAAACAACTAAGAAGTCATATAGAGCACGTTGGCTGACTAGTTCTGTTAGGAACGCATCACATGCGGCTTTGATTTCATAGCGTGTTTGACTATCGTTAGGTTCAAACAAATATGGTTTTGCTAGAATTGCTAATTGTCTACGCATGTAGGCAATTAAACGACTAACGTTAATACGATCCAATGCACTAGCGTTTTGTGCGCGAGTGTATTGTCCCATGTTAACTAGTCCAACTCCTGGTAGAGTAGCAATTGGGTTAATCTTAACTCCTGCAAGCACATCGCGTAGACCTTGATGTAGACTTACAGTTTTGTATTCACCATTGTCAATGTAACCTACACTACTTGCATTGTCAACTGTACCGCGACGTGTACCTGCTGGTGCAAACCATAAGTAACTCTTATTATCGCTGTTCATAATTGTACGCAACATCATATGGCTTGGAGGAACAACAATGCTATTTCCTAGATTGTCGTTTGTAAAACCACTTGGGTAGAACATTGCTAGGCCAGTGTCATAAGTTACTGCGGCTTTGTCGTTGTTATCAGCGGCTAGTGCAGTATTGTTACCATACTCACTTAGTGATGTGCCAGTTGGTACTAAACGGAACGGTGTATCGCCGACAACAAATGCTGTCTGGCCAATGTCTACATTAAACTCAACCATATTTTGCATTAGTTCAGGATATCCTGGGCAAGCAATTAGATTAAAATTCAATGTATCTGTGTCACGGATCGCTGTATTAGCAGTAACCATGGCCTTAAGAGCCTTGATAACTACGCTACGCTGTGCAGGGCGACCAAATTGGCCTACGCCTTGAATATCGTTAGGACTTGCTGTAACCCAACGATCTGCTTCGTAGTTTTCCATCGACTCACCGTTATAAACTTCGTTTGTACTGTTTACATTGATGAAG